GCTTTACCTAAAACATTCGCATAAGTAATCTTTTTATTTTTTTCTGAGCCAGTAGCATCTACATCAAGAATTGCAAAGGTATCACCCGATGCTGGAGCCGTTAAGGCTGTAAATTCCGAGATTTTACGATTTGCCATTTATGTTTTGATGACGTACATCATTGCTATGTTACGAGGTCTTGTTTCATTCCCTCCAGTAGCAGCGTTTGAAACAGTTACCCCTGTCACTTTACTTCCAGTTGTTAAATCTTGAGTGGTTGATCTTTCATCTGGTGCGCCACCATCATCTGTATGACCACCAATTGATTTCGCAGCAGAGAACGCATGGTTGTGACCAGGATCAGTAACCGTTGCAGCGTGAGTATGAGATTCGTTTTGACCTGACTGAGAACTTGCTACAGATCGACCAGAATCAACACCTCTACCATTATCAAAACCTCTAACAAATTCACCTCTTAAGTCAGGAAGGTTAAAGGTTGTACCACTTGCTGATCCATAAGCTGTACCAACAATGGCAAATAAAGCAGCGTAAGTAGATCGACTAACAGAAGCTCCATTACATTCCAAATATCCAGATGGAACAGTTGCAACCGCTAAACAGAAGACTGCACCAGATGGAACACCATTAACAGTTGAGAATGAGAGAACACCCGAACCATTTGTCTGAAGTAGTTGTCCACTGGAACCATCAGCCGATGGAAGAGTAAAAGTAAGATTTGAACTAACAGTTGAAGCAGCTTGTAACGCTACAAAATGACTACTATCTGAATCTGCAAGTCTTATATCTCCTTGAGCTTGGATCGTTATACCGTTACTATCAATAATTGCTCTTTCTGTTCCAGCAGTTGCTAATCCAATAGTATTTGCTGCTTTTCTAAATATTCCTGTATCGGCATCTCCATCAAAAGCTAATGCAGGTGTGCTTGCTCCTACAGCATCATCAGCCAAGATAACACCAGTCATCGTGCCACCTGACCTGAGCAATAAACCTAAATTGTCTTCTCCTACATCTCCTATATCTCTAAAATTTGACCCGTCATAAACTTTTAATTTGTCATTACTAGAATTTCCGTAAAGCATAAACTTTACTGGATTACTAGGATCTGAACCACCGCTATTGTTTGTCTTTATCGCATCAAGAATACTGTTAATGTCAGCACGAACTACATTACCTGCGGCATTTTCAACTGTAAAATTCGTAACCTGTGACACTACGTTTTTACGTTTTGAACTATTCTATACCCCTTTGCCGAATCCAACAGCTTGGTATGTGAAATTTCTATCAAGAACTGTTGAACCATTACTTGCTAAGAACTTAACAGTGAAGCCTGTACCTGAAACACTCGTAATCGTAAAATAATCACCTGTTGCCATATTTTGTGCAGTAATACCAATAGCAGGTAAATAAGAATTAGCACCTCCTAAACTTGCCGTTCCAACAAAGAATGGTTTCGCAAACGTAATAGTTTTACCTCCAGCAGTTGTTCCTGAAGAAATTGTTGTTGTACTTTGCTCTGTCCTAGAAGGCAATATCGCTGTATAACCTAACTGCTGAACATTGACATTCTGGTTCGTATTTGTCGTTATAAGATTTGCCTTAAATTGAAATGCTCTTGCTTTAAATTCACCGTTTGCAAAGACATTAAACGAACCATAACTTGAAGCATCAGTACTTGTTTTTACATAGACTTGGCAATCAGTATCGTTTGCTGGATCTCCATCGAAACTTGAGACACTATCTATATCAGCCCAAGAATCAATATTGTTTCCAACTAGAACACCTAAACTTTGAATATGTCTTTTTAAAGTCAGAGTAAATACTCCACCTAAATCTAAAGTATCTGCAAATTCATAAGTTCCTGTTTGATTCGCTGCTGGATCTGTTAGCTGTAAAGCTCCTCCTGTAAAAGTCACATTTGTTTTACTTCCGCTAAACGGTGTCCCTAATAAATCTTCTCTCTTAGTTAAAACTGCTAACTCTTGACCTACATCTGGAAGATCAATAATGATGCTTGTTTCCCCTGATGAAAAACGTCCTCCATCATCTTGAAATTTTAAAATGTACTCACCCTCTAAAGCTGGCACAGTCGCTTCTGAAGTGTTTCCTGCTAGTGCATTTACGAGGTCAACTGAACCAGCAAAAGTACCAGACCCATCAGTTTTATTAGAGTGCCTCACATAAACTCTTCCTCCATGTAAAACATCAGCATCAGTTGATTTATCCCATCTAAGTCTTAGTAAATTATTTCCAATTGGTTCTGCTGTTAAATTTTGAACATTAGCTGGCAACTCTGTTTTACCTTGTGCGTTAAAGGTTGCATCCAGAGATGTAGGAGAAGTTTCTAATAAAGCATTAAAAGAAAATATTTGAAATTCATACGCTCCAGCTTGACTGTTATCTATTTGAATATCAGGTCTAAATACAACTGAACTTTCGTAATTTCCATTCCTATGTCTGTATTGAACTAAGTATTGGGTAACACCAACAACAGGAACCCAAGTTACAAATAATCTTGAGATTGCGACACCATTTCTTACAACAGTTTTTTCTTCAAAAGTAATAGACGTTGGTGGAACTGCTGGTGCATTTAATATTGAAATATTTCTTGCAGCCAAAGCTAAACCATCTTCAATATTGGCGTATTTATTTGGTTTGTAAGATAACGCTGTAATTTTATAATTAATCCCATCAACTTCTTCAACTGTTACGACTCTGAATTTTTGAGCTTCAATTGTATCGCTAGTTAAAAACCAGATTGAATTAACATTAGGAACTTCAGATAAAGCGGAATCTAAATTAATCACACCGCTAGTAACACTTAAAACATTCTTTGTTTCAACAGAATTGTCAGGCATCTGAACACTGCATTTTTGATTTGCTCCTGTAAATGTTGATATATCTTGTAAATCATCAACAGTAATTGCAGTTGTAGTTGCAGTATTTATACGACCAGATCGCCTTGCACCACTACGTACTGGATCGTTTATGTCTATTACTGATCCTGGCCTAATTGACACTCCGACATCTACAGATGTAGTAAAAGCAACAATTTCTGACTCGTTCTGTTCGGCAAAAAGTATTGCTTTTCCCATCCTTTGTGCTTGTCCCCTACTCGTGCAAGCAAAAGCTCGAACATCTTTTTTGACAACGCCCAGTTTGGCCTTGGCAACACTATCTTCTACGACTTCATAATCTATTTCTCTTGAATCCATATTGTAATAACTAACAGCTACTACAGAATGTCTTGTCTTTAATGACGAGCCACTATAAGAAAATCCTTCCTCAGTAATATTTGCAAGACTAAATAAAAAACTTGCATCAGTAGGTTTATCTTGTGCGAGAGAAATCTGCCCTGCGCTCCAAATGGGCATACAACGCATTACTCCACATAATTGTTCAATAAGAGTGAAAGCTTCTCCTGCTGATAAAATATTTACATTACAACTAAATCTTGCTTCTGTTCCTCCAAAACCATCATCAACTAACTCATTTGCAAATTTAGAAGCATTAACGAAACTAAATAAATCTAAATTACTATCACTTACATGATCTCCTAATCCATATCTTGTCGTCGTAAGTATGTCTAATAAAATCATCGCAGGACATGAACACCACTGTGCTGCACCCATAGTCCCATTAAATATATAACCACTTGGATATACAATCCTTCCTGTATTACTATCAACAGTTGGCGTTCCAGAAGCCGATGCCCCTGCACCTGGAATCCTTATCTTTAAACCTCTAATTCTATGTTTTCTTTGTGGAATATTACTGACTACTTTACTATCAAGAGTGATAGCAGCATAAGCACTATCAGCATAAGTTTGATGATCATCGACTAGCTCTTGCATCCCTGAGACAAGAAAAGCATTAACCAAAGATCCGTCAGTACTATCAGCAGTTACACGAACTACTTTCACATCAACAGGGAAAGCTCCATCTAGCGTTACTCTGTAATCCTTTGTATAAGCATCACCTGTACGACCTGTAACTGTATCTGTAATAACGTCTGAGAAACCACCTGAATTATATTGAACTTGTATTTTTAATTGAACACTAGCCCCTAACAAATCACCATTATCTTTTGCTTCTTGTAATTGCGGAAAGTTAATTGTAACTCGAACAGCATCAACAGTAGTTGTTGTGATTTGTTGAGTAACACCACCATTAGCAACAGTACAAGCTCTAGGAAAACCAGAAATAGGGCTTGATGACTGTTCTATTCCAGGGATATGTGCTTGATCAGACGTTCCAAAACGAGGGGTGAAAGTTACATCTTGATAGTTATAATCTGTTGCTTGAGGATTTGTAGAATCTGCACTTGAATTAAGAATAGGAGTGTTATCTAAATAAACATCTTTTAACGCAGCAGTATTATATGCAGTTGTTCCTTGTGTCCTGTTTTCTTTCGATGCAGTAGCAAAGCCTTCAATTTCCCCTTCACTGATTAAGTCCTGAAGAGTTACAAATTGCCTACTGTTTAACGTGTCAGGCGCACGAGTTGGTTTAGGTGGACTTTTTTGCCCACCACCACCTGAACCTCGTATTACTTTCGTCATGCTGTCACCTGATCAGTCGTTAAGTTCATACTAATAACAGTAGAGCCTGTAAATATTTCTCCATACACGATTGGATGCGTTGTCCCTGCTCTGGAGGTGTTTGGCGTTCCACCAAAGTCAAACGAGATTCGTGGATCTTGATCGTTTTCAAACTTTTCAGGTTTAGGAAGAGGAAACAATATATTTGTTACTCCTTGCAAAACTAAACTTGCTCCAACCATTGTTGCCCCACTAGCCCACCAAGCTGCACCTTGAAAAGCAGTACCAGCCTTTAATCCTGCTAAAGATGCTCCACCCGTAGTAAAAGCTAATCCTATTAAAGCTGCCCCTATTAAAATCCTCCCCGTATTACCTCCAGCACCAGCAATCACAGGAACAATCTTGATTTCTTCTGCTACTGGATAATGAATTTCTTCTTCTCCT